CAGAAAGGAAGCAATCGTATGACAAGCAAAGAAGAGAACCTACAACTTCGCATTGACAAACTCTGCGAAGAGTTCCGCGCCTCACGCGACATGACTATGGTCATGATGTCCCGCGATGAGTATCAGCAACTCATCCGAACAGTCATCACTCGATCTGTTCAGGCTGGGTGGGAGGAGGGCATGGAGGATGCAAAATACTGCAAGCCAGTATCACGCACCTAATCTAAAGTCTCCGTCCACAAACATTCGGATGTGCAATCTTTCAATGGCTCGCAACTGCAACGGCATCCACGCACGAAGGACTGCGTTACGCCAGTTGCAGACTTGCCTGTAACTCACACCCCTCTCCTCTGCAATCTTCCTGATGCTTGGGCGCTTGGTCGCCCAGTGCATTAGGATGATCTGCAACTCACGGTTGCTTGGCACTGTCCCCTTTACATTGGGCATCAGATATTCAGCAAGACTGCGGACTGCATCCGTTCTCGCCTTGCCCCTGCCATACATAGACAGCACCGAATCCCTCTCCATCGGCAACAGCCTACCAATCATCGAATGAATCATGGCCGCCTGTGCATGAAGATCTGTCGGGGATAGATCGTCAAGGCTCGTCCCTCGCGTACCCGTCAGGTCTGTCCGGCTGTACTCCTCGCGCTCACTCACGTTGAACGAGAACTTGATCGCCTGTTCGACAGAGTAAAACTTCATATCCAATCCTTGTCTTCTGTTATCTCCACCCGGAGTCCGCCATTGGCTACCGGGACACCCAGCTTAATGGACAGAAACGTGATCTGTCTGTCGTTCTCATACGAAATACCTTGCAGCGCATCAAGCACAACCTTCTGTGCGTTATCTATATCTATGCGCCTCACGCCCAATCCCCAAAGTCTGTCTTTCTTCTCTCGCTTCTCTGCATCCTGCGGCCTCGGCGGGTGCAGTGTCATCATCACCATCACCGGCGTTGTGTGCATCTTCGCGTGACTCGCCTTCGCTATCCAGCCCACCTCATCCTTGTACGCATTGGCCGCGCTACTCCTGACCATGCGCCCACGGAAGTTGCGCCAGTAGACATTGGTGCTGATCGGATAAGGCAACATCATGTGCCGCCCTCCTTCTTCGGTCGCCCAACGTGTCTGGCTCTACGAACTGCGACCGTCTCAATAATCTTAGACAGAATATCTGGGCTTGGTAGGGAGACCACCGCGCCTGACATCCCCATCACCGCCTTCTCCCATCTCTGCACTCGGCTCTGGTTGCTCATGTCCAGCAGAGGAACGCCAATCAGTGTGCCGCTACTCTCGGATTTAATGAAGACAGTTTCTGGGTGCTGACACTTCCCGGCAGCAATCTGTTCGTCCCGGTACTTCGGCGTGCAGTCTTTGCAGTGCTCAACAGTTACGCCGTCCCGTCTGTCTGGTGCGCTGCAAAAGATATAGGCGACGACGTACTGCGTCCACTTCTGTTGGCTCTCGTAGCACGTCGGCTTCTCTCGCGCAGCCGCCCCGCCAGTAACGTATTTGTCGAACGCCTGAACTACGAAGTCAGGCTCATGCGTCGGGCAATAGCCAAACAATCCAGCCGCGCTCCCGCACCCATCACCCAAACACCTGCCTCTCTTATTTTCCAAGGACGAGCACTCCTTCGCGGATGGCCTGCAACAAAGTCAAGCAGGCGTGCTCCAACTGTGATCCGTTCTGTTCTTCCCATGCAGTCACGTCATGGTGCAAGATGTCATGGCACGTCCGACAGATTGGAATCACCCACCAGTCGGGGACTTTCGTACCCATACCCTTAAACCCAGCACCGTGCGGATGATGCGGGTCGTCTGCTGGTGCATTGCAACTCACGCATCGAAGCTGCTTCACCCATCGGGTGTACGCCTGACACTCCATGCGCTCAACGTACCCGTTGGACAGAGCCTGCTTGAACGACAGATACGGCGGGATGACTTTCATGCTGGCCGGATGTCCAGTGGGTCTACTGCGGGTTCGCCCTGCTCGAACTCAATCAGCATATCAAGGTAGTGGCGAGCCTTCTTCAAGTCCTCGATGCCGCCCTTCGATCTCCAGCGGGAGATGTACTTAATGGCATTCCCCTCCATGAAGCCGATGTTGTTCTTCATGATGAACTCGATGGGCTGAATAGCCATCTCTTTGTAGTGGCTGCCGCCAACCTGAATGTCAAGACTGCTCATTGTCGAGATCCCTGTTGATTCTGTTTCTTTTGTATGCGTGAATTTTTTCGTCAGACCTGGAACTGATGCCAAGGATTGTTCCGTGGTACGGGTTCTGTCTTTGCAACTTAACGACTGCGATGCTGGTGTTCAGGCTGATCTTCGCGTTGTGCTTTATGCGTTTGAAGGGGTCGCCGCCACTCTTGGCGTGTTCCTCGTCAGTGAACTGCTTCCAGTTGAATGCGTTAACTGTCATGCCCCATATCCCTTTCGCTCAATCCTCTCGTTAGCCTGAGTGGTCTGCCACACCGCAACTCCCAACTTCAGGATCTCCATCTCCCACTTCAGCTTCTCCGAATTCTCTGTCGCCGTTCTCAGATCCAACAGATTCTGAAGATATCTGGCATCTGCTCTGGCCTCTCTGTCCTGCGCGGCAGCAGTCTTGAATCCAAGCACTTCGTATTCTTTCATGAGGATGGCAAGCAGAGACTCCCTATATTTTTCAAGGTAGTTCTTCTGCGCCTGAGCCTCAGAGAAGAGTCCGGCCTTGTCTCGCATCTCAGCGAGTCTTGCTTCTGCCTTTTCGTACATTGATTACCTCCTTTGCTGGTTTGAAGTCTGGTGGGATTACCCAAAAACTTTTCGGCTCAGACTTCTTTCCGATCTCTTTGCCTGTTGCTAGATCTTTTGCCCAGATCAACTTCGATCCGGGGAACTTCGCGTTGATCTCATCCATGAGCTTCGCAACTTCTGGCATGGCCTCTCTGTTTTTCCTGCGCTGCTCAGCAAGAATCTGTTCTTTGATATCTGCTTCGTCTTTCATTTTCCAAATGTCTCCTGCATTTTTTTAAGAGCAGACTGTATGGCTGCATCCTTGGTTGTCTTTAATCCCTCGATCTCTTTGCACAGACGCTCAAGTTCCGATCCAGACTTCGGCACTCCGAAGTCCATCACATACCTAGAGGCTTGCGCCAGTGCCATCCTCCTGATCTCGTCCACCTTGATCGCGGTGGACTTGGTTCTGCTCATCTCCAAATCAAAAGACAGTTGCTTCACTGCGTCTTTGTATGTGCGAAGCTCTGCTTCCAGATTTGCTATTCGAGACTCTGGTCGAGATGTTAGTTTCTTGGTCATGCCTTTGATCGCATCAACAATGGCTTCCTCTGGACTCCAATGCGTCATCAGCTCGAAGCTGGAAAAGCTCATTGAGATTTTTTCTGTTCCAGTATGTGCATGGATATACGTTATGTCAGTACTGGTGTCGCGCTCTATGCGAACTTCAACGTGCTGCTTTTTCGCCTCATGAATCGCCAAGTGAATTAAGTCTTCCGGCATCTTGCTCACATCGCCACCTCTTCTGGTTTCATGTACCGCTCGTAGTTGTAGATCATGGGCTGTTCTGCGTACTGTGAATACGAACAGGCTCCGGGTAGATAGAACAATCCAACCTTACCCTCCCAGTCTCCATGTCTGTTCTTGTCGCAAACCATGATCGCATCTGGCATCGCTTCGTCAACTTCTTTTCCGGCCTGCTTTGCCTGCTCCTTGCGTTTGTTGCGCCAGACAGTGAAGCATTGATCTACCTGATCGACGATAGCTCCGCTACCCTTCGCGTCCATCTTGCCGGGTATCTGCATCTCATCGCCCAGCTTACGGCTGTGGTGAATGATGTGAACGTGGACGTTGAAGTCTTGAGCAAAGGCGCAGACTGCATCGACGAATGACTTCTGTCCGTTGTAGTCATCCTCGCCCTTCACTACCTTCATCAGTGAGTCAACCACAAAATGCTGGATGCCCAGCTTCTTCGCGGCGTAGCGCATGATCGACAGCATGTGGTTCGGGTCTGTCTGTCCCATCTTGTCGTACAGCCACAACCTGCCAGTGGCGTGACTGAGAACGCCATCAACGAATCTAGCTGTTGGGTGTGGCGCGGCGGCGGCTTGCTTGCACATGCGAGCGAGCGTCGCCCGTGGCTTCATCTCAAAGCTGGCAATGCAAACCTTCTGGTTCTGGTGAAGGAAGCCGAGCATGACGTGACTGGTCAAAAGAGACTTGCCGTGTCCATTGATTCCCATCCACAGGCTGACCTCGCCCGGACGGAAGCGGATGTGGTCAAACGTCTTTGGCCAAGGCAAGGTCGCGCCAGTGACCATCTCCTCGCCAGACAACAGTGCGATGGTCTCATCGCGGTATGCCTTGGGTGCAACGATCTTGTCCTTGTCGTGCGGCTCGCTCGCATACTCGGCAAAGTCAATCGTGTCTTCGGAAAAAATCATGTCGTTCATACTGGGCTTTCAATAGAAGTGAAGAATGGCAGTTCGTAGTGATACAGGTTTCTGTATTTGATTTCCTCTGGATGCGTGGGCAAGTCCAGATCAGGGTCGCCCAGAATCTCTGGGGTGTGGGTCATGTGTGCGCCAGCCTTGAGACTGGTGTTCCACAGGTAGAGTGAGCCATGAAAGCCGTCGCTCTTATCCTGATCGCCGACAGATTTGTGCTTGGCGATCTCCAATGCAATAGCCTTAACACGATCCTTGTGGCATGTGCTGTCGTAGACCAGACAGATCTGGAGATCCATCGCCCACCGCCAGTCGTAGTTCTTTGGGTGAACGTCCGCACTTGGGAAGATCTGCCATGTGCCTTCGGTCAGGTCGCCAATGAGGGAGACCAAGACCATCTCATTCGGCTTGAACTTCATCATCCGCAAGTCCCACAACTTCTCTGTGTCTCCACTGGGTAGCGGCTTCATAACCAACCTCCAGCAACGGGTGAGCTTTCCATCTCAGACTCGTCTTCCCATCTGCGCTGGTTCAGCCATGTGCTTGGGAAGGGGACAAACTGGCCGTTGTCTTTCAGCCAGTCGGTTGACTGCTTCGACCGGTTGACTGCGGCAAGCATCCGCTCAAGGGTCTCGTCATCAGGGGCAATCTTCGTGAACGACTTCAATGCCTCGGCCTTCGCTGTCTTGCGCGGGTAGGATGACCAAAACTTTTCAAACCCATCGACAGGAATAGGTTTACTGGTTCTCTGGTTCTTTGGTTTACTGGTTGCATCCTGAAACGGTTCTGATTTCAGTTCTGATTTCAGTTCTGATTTCAGAGTTTTCTTTTCAACCTTGGCCTTGTTTGCTCGTCTGGCTGAGTCAGCCTTACCGTGGTACTTGGTGATCTCAAAGTCACAACGCTGGTTTGTCCAGCCCGAGTCATCCAGTTGGAAGAACTCATTGAGGACGGCCGTCACCTCTGCCACGTTCTCGGGCATGGCAATCAGTCGAGCCGCCCGAGTTGGGTCGGCAGGGAGTGGCTGCTCTTCGGTGTAGTAGGTGTCGATCAGTCTGCGATAGGCCAGATCTTCAAGCAAGGTCAGATGCCTTGTCTTGGTGAGGTAATCTCGAATGTGGAATTGATACGAAAACATGGAGTCCTTTCTCGCCTTTCTTTTGAAACCCCGAAGGGGCAGGGAACACTGGTCGAAAGGAAGAAACTACCAGTGCTTTCAGTGATCGGAGCGACCAACCACCTACCCTGCGGAGTGGAGTGTCGTCGATCTAAAAATTAAATGCAACTGATACCATAGTGGTTTAGTTGGTCTTTGTTGGTATTTGGTGGACTTGACTATATAATCAAACAAAAAAGTGGATGAATCCACAAAACATCGCTATCATATTCTTGTCACTGCATCAACAAAGGAAGCCACATGACCGATCAAGCAACTCAAAAACCAGACGACTTCATGCGTGTCTGGAACTCCACATGTACCACCGACCCACGCCATGTCAAAGGGTTCAGCCGTGGCGGTGGATTCTCCGGCACAGCCATCAACCACACCTACCAAATCCGCAAGGCCACAGAAATGTGGGGGCCAATGGGTGGCCTCTGGTCTGTCTGCATCATCGAGCAAGGCCTCTTTCCCGGCACTCCCATTGTGGTCGAGGACTTGGAAGAGGAGTGGTCGTTCGTTGACGGCCAGCGCATCCTGATCAAGTCGTCCACCAAAAAGCAGATGGTGGCGCAGGAGTCCATCCACTTTGTCCGCATTGCCCTCAGCTTTCCCCGCTTCGCAAAGAACGACAACGGCGATGATGTCCACATCGGCAACGGCACGGTCGAGCACTTCGGCCAGACCACCTTCGTGGGCAAGAACAAGAACGGCTACTTCACGGACGAGGAAGCGCCAAAGAAATCCCTGACCGATGCCATCGGCAAGGCACTGTCCATGCTGGGCTTCTCGGCCGACATCTACCTTGGACTGTTTGACGACAACAAGTATGTCAATGATCGTAAGGCAGAGGCAGCCAAGGCTGGCGCGGCCAAGCCAGAGATCAAGGCCAAGATGACTGCCGATGAGGTCGAGGCACTGAAGCGCCGCCTGTCTGAGTGCAAGTCTGTGGACACCCTGCGCGGACAGTTCGCCTTGTTGACAGATGAAGAGAAGGCTGTGACCGAGGAGTTCTGCAAGGCGCTCGCCAAAGGTCTGGAATGAATCCAAACCAAAAGACAGAGCAATGGCACAAGGACAGGGAGGGGAAGCTGACGGCTTCCGCTTTCGGTCAAGCCGCTGGCCTCGGCCCGGGTTCGCGCCAGCAACTATGGCGGAGGATGATGGGTTTGGAGGAGCCGTTCGTTGGCAACACAGCAACAGATTGGGGTGAACAGAATGAGGCTGCGGCGATTGAGGAATACCGTAATCGGCATCTGGAATCGGGTGATACCCTCGATCTGGTGGGGTTCGTACCGCATCCGACGATGGCTTGGCTTGGTGGTTCACCCGATTTTCTTGTTGGGAGTACGGGGTATGGCGAGGTCAAGTGCCCGTACTCTCAAACCCTCTACCCCGGAATTCCACCGTACTACATGGCGCAGATTCAGGGCGGGATGCAAATCACGGGACGAACGTACTGCGACTTCGTGGTATGGACGCCGGATGTAATGTCTGTCACACGAGTGGACAGATCGACAGAGTATTGGGACTGGCTGCACCTGCGGCTGGCTGACTTTTGGTGTTGGGTGGTAGCCCAAGTAGAGCCACCAAGAGAAAAGAAATCCCAACCACCAAAGCTCGAAATCAATGCAGCAACTCTTTATAAATTGAAGGATTAAAAATGGCTAACTTAACTGGTGTATTTCGTATCGGACGCAACGCAGAAATTCGTCACACAGCAGGAGGCGACAGTGTTGCCAATCTGTCTCTGGCCTACAACTATGGCAAGAAGGGTGCGGACGGCAGCCGACCATCACAGTGGGTGGATGGCAGTCTGTGGGGAAAACGTGCCGATGCTCTGGCCGAGTATCTGGTGAAGGGCCAACAGATCTTTGCGGTCATCAATGACATCCACGTCGAAGAGTACAAGAAGAACGATGGCTCTACTGGTATCAAACTGACTGGCTCAATCGGTGAGATCGAGTTGGTTGGCGGCAAGACTGGCGGCGAGAGGACAGAGAAGCCAGCAGCCAAGCCTGAGCCAAAGGGTGGCTTTGCCGACATGGACGACGACATCCCCTTCTGACCATGAATCCAATCGTCAAAGTCATGATGGAAAACAAGGAGCAGTTCACGACAGAGTTCATGGACTGGCTCCCGAGCAACCTCCATGTGTGGGACGCATTCGTGGAGGAGGCGATGAAGATTCGCCGCCGTGGGTACAAACACTATTCGGCGAGAACAATCGTCCATGTACTGAGACACCACTCCGCTATCTCTGAGAAGAGTAGCGAGTGGAAGATCAACAACAACCACAGTCCGTATCTTGCACGACTGTTCGACCTCATGTTCCCCGGCTTTGCTGGGATGTGGGAATACAGAGAGACAAAGAAAGTGAGCAAGCAATGAGCGAGCAAGAAACGGTTATTAAGCAAGACCCTTGGGTTCATCGCTCTGAAGGTATGCGGTGCAGAACTTGTATTTGGTTTGTTGCCAAGCCACAAGACAGGCCAATGAAGCCTGATGCCGCAATCATTGGTCGATGCCGCCGCCACGCCCCAACAATGGGTGGCTACCCAGTCGTCTATCAAACAGATTGGTGCGGAGACCACAGGCTGGACGAGAACAAAGTTTAGGGGGGCAGCATGAGCAACCTATGGATTAACTGGCGCTTTGGCGCATGGCATCTTCAGGTTGGGCCTGATCGCCCAAGATTTAGATTTGCACGCAATGAGTATTGGTTGGAAAACAAACCGCCATGTTGGTTTGAACGGTATTAAGGAGGCAGTATGAGTGATTTGAAAATGATCTGGCCTACTCTCGGCGATGGCTACCAAGGATTCCCTCGGAATCTTTCGTGGACAAAGAAGGGGTCTGGCCGCAGACACAATCACCTGAGCAAAAAGCATCAGTCATTCAAAGATATGTACGGCATTGATCTGCGACGCATGGATGCTTATGCCACGGTGAACAATCCAAAACTTGGCGAGAAAACATTCAAGGTTGAATAAGGAGAGACAGATGAATGAGAAACCTGAATTGACCTATGGTCAGAAAGCATGTGGGGTGAACTTCAATCCAGAAGGCAACCCACAAGTCGCACAAGTCAAGCAGTTGTATGCCAGTCTGGTTGACCTGCTGGACGCGATTCGACAGACAGCAGACAACAGTCCAGAGGTGAAGCGTATGCTGAGCCTCTCAATCACCGATGCCCAAACATCACAAATGTGGGCAGTCAAAGCAATCACATGGAGACACGAATGAAACAACAACGAATTTACATCGTAGGCCACGGCCAAACCATCCGTCTGGTTCGTGCCGCTCATCGCTCACAAGCATTGAGCCACGTTGCAAAGTCTTTGATCAACGTCAAGGTCGCCAACCAAGATGAACTGGTTGATGCACTGAGCCGACAGATCGCAGTAGAGAACGCCTCTGATGGCGAGCAAGGAGAGTTAGACGTATGAAAGAAGTGATCGGGATGGGAGAGATCGCCCGAATGCTTGGGGTCGTCCCTGAGACCGCTCGTCAGTGGTGTGTCTCAAAGAAGATCCCGGCATTTCGGTTTGGTGAGAACGGCAGATGGAAAGCCTACCGAGAAGACATAGCAGACTGGATTGAAGGACATCGCAACGCCTCTACGGGCGACGAAACGCCTTCGTCTTCTGAGCAATCTTCTTAGGCTGAGCTACAAACTGTTTGCCTTGCTTGTTGCCCTCTGACTTGGCCTTGTTTGTTGCGGCCTTCTCACTGGGTGACAAGCTATCCCAAGCCTTCGCCGGAAGATATCTTTTCTTTCCTTCTGATGGACTGCCGTCAGATGTTTTCCAGTCTTCCTTCGTCCACTTAGACAGAGACTTCTGTTCTCCGCTCTTGCCGCCAGAGTACCCGCCGCCAGCAGCCTTGTACTTTTGAGCAACCAACTGAGCCTTGCGAGCAGACCATTCGCCCGGGTCTCCCCCGCTACTACCGGCCATCACCTGTTTCTTGATGCGCTCGCGCAATGCTGGCTTCGTGTATGTCGTCATGGCATCCTCATTTCTTTTGGGCGATTCTCATGTCCTCAACCTGCTTCGCAATGTCGATGCGAATCTGTTGCAGGCGCTCGATCTCAAGACGCTTCGCTGCACCATCCATCTCGGGGTCGTCCTCAATCATGCGGATCTGGTTACCGATTGCCGACATCATATTGGTTCCCTTGCTATATAGCTTTGTCAGCGCGAGCTTGTCTGACTTCTCTGTGAAGATCTCATTGGCCTTCTCGAACTGGCCCGAGTTCAGGAAGTGACTCACGTCCGATGCGGCAGTTGCCATGTCCTTAGAGTTCTCATAGAACGATGTGACGTAGCGAGACTGAGCCTGTGGAACGGTCTTGACGAAGTTGCCCACCACCAAGAAGTCGTCAATGCGCTCGTACTTGGATGACTCGCCTTCCTTGAATGGCGCAGCCATCGCATTGGATGCCGTCTGGACAACAGCACCGACCCAGCCCAAGTAACCTTTGAGCATGTAGTCGTACTGGATTGCAGAAAACTGAAGAGACTCTGGCCTGATTGCACCACCTGTTGCCGCCGATGCAAACTCAGCGAACATATTGTTCACCTTGTTGATGCCAACAGCAGCAGCAGATGTGCCGGGAGACTGGCGGAACTGAGGAGAGATGCGCTCCATTCCCATGCTCTCGATTGGCCGATCTGTGAATCCATCCTTGTTGCGAGCAATGTCGTAGATCGGGCGGATTGCCTGCGGGATCGGGTTGATGGCGAACGTGTCGTGCAAGACAGACAACAGACGCTTACCGAATACCTTGCCCTCAACCTGAGAGTCGATCATCTGTTCTGTCATGCGCTCGACCAGAGTGGCGATTGCACCCATCTCGAACGGCTTGGGACTCCTGACAGCCTTGTCTGTGCCGGGGAGCTTGAACCAGAAGAACGCATCGCGATCCCAGTCCTCGCGCTTCTTCCAGTCCTCGTCATCTTTCTGCGACAGATACAGGATCATGGCCGCCGTGACCACCGCACCAGTGACAGTGGCAAACTTTGCCGCCTTCTGTCTTTCTGTGTCGGAGGCGTTGCCGGTCAGAACCTGCATGGTTGGGTCGAGTCCGTCGCGGCCAAGCTTGTACAGACCCTGAAGTCTGGCATTGAAATACGGCAGAACCTGAGCGGCATAGCGGATGGCTGACCAGCTACCTTGCAATCCAAAGTCTTGCAGATCACGAGCAGCATACGCAGCCTCCAGATGTGTTGCGCCCTTGGCACGAAGCTGTTGGTACAGCGCAAGGCGGTTGGCGTTTTCTGATGCGTCACTGATCTCGTCGTACTTATCTTGGATCGAGCCAAAGAATGCAGCAACCTTCTGGGGTGTGTCCAGAATGTCGGCCTTGTTCACGCCAGTCTTGAGAAGGCGCTTAACAGATGCAGCCTGATCTCCGTCAAAGGCGTTGCCCATAGCGAACAGTCCGCCGCCAGCCAGAGCTTCAGCGCGATCATCTTTGTAGGCTCTCCAGCCCTGCATCACGTTGCCTATTGGACTGCCGCTAAGTTCGGACAGACCGATGGACTGGATGGAGTCTCGGATCAAGTTGTTGATCTTGAAGGTTGGAGACAGAGAGATGAAGCGAGTCAGTGTGGTTTTGAATCCACGCATGATGTCCATTCCCCAGCCATAGCTTGGCATCTGGGATACGGCGGACAGGGATGTCAACAGAAACTCATCCTTTATTTCCCAGAAAGATTCCTTGCCATCCACCATTGTCTTCACGGCGTACTTGAGTGGAACTTTGTTGTCATCCTTGTCCTTGCCAAACTTGCCGTCTCCCAGTGGGATTAGCTTGTTTACGATGTCGCCCATCTCCATTGCAGACTCCAGCGTAGCGTTGGCTGCTTGGTTCTTCATCGAGGCCGACAGGATGTGCGTCCAGTTCATCAAGACGTTTTCCATCAGGTCGTTTAATGGGCGGTCGCTGCCCTTCAGTTTCTTGGACAGGTACTGGCCAACAGATCCTGAGCTGGTATTGGCTGCGGATAGACTGCCGTCGTCTTCCATCTGACGATAGAACGGGATGTACCAGATGTCAGCAGAGAAGCGTTTGTAAGCATCAGCGTCAATCAGCCCGGTGTCTCTGGCGACATCGAGGACAGATCTGTTCAGCTCGTTCATGTTCTTCAGGGTCTCAGCATAGACACCAACACGGGACTTGCCGTTCTTCATCGTGCCGAGGTTCAGGCCACGCAGAGCCTTGATGTCCTCCGGACTGAAGAAGCGTTCACGCTCATCCTTTGACAGACTTGCTGCGCGGTTTGCCGCGATCCACAACAGGAAGCGATCAACCTCGCCGCCAACAGGATCGAGGATCTCCAACAGACCTTGAGTTCCCTTCTTCACATTCAGTGCGCCATCGTCGTTGAACACCTGACCGTAGTGGAGCAGGGTAGAGACAGCACCATCCTGAGAACCAGCCGACATGCGGAGCATGAGGTAGGCTTTCTGGCTGATGTCGCGGACAGAGCGGAACTTGTCGAATGCGCCCTGCACGATACGCATCATGAAGTTGGGGCGCAGATGCTTTAATCTCTCTTTGATTGTCGGTGGAGAGTAGAAGCCTTTCTTCAGCGCACGTTCGCGGGTGTCAGGGCTGACATCAGAGAACTGATCTTCGTACCTCTTGCGGCTGAACATGGGGAAGCCGTCATTGGCAACCTGTTCTTGCACACTTTCAGGAATCACAAAACCAAGCTGCTGTCCTGTTGACTCTATGTCAAAGACCTCAACTTTGCCGTCTGCCTTGAGACTCTTCATGACATCCTTGGCAACAGACGGAAGTGTCTGGTTGTAGTATGGCCGCAGATTTGCAGTCATTAACTTCATTTCCTCGCCGGTAAAAGAGCCGCTGACAGTATTGTATTTTTTGCTCTTTTTTGCACCCTTGCCCTCGAGTATGCGCTGAGCCACTTTATCGCCAACATAGTCAGGCAAATCCTTCTCTGAGATTCCGGGCGCGGATCTATCTTGTGTACCACTCTTTTTTATGGTTAGGGTGTATGTGTTTGTATTGTTGTCTTTGACGTAGGCAAGCTCGTCCCCCTTGAACTGATAACGCTCGTTCTGTTGCTCACCTGTCGTCCATACAACAGTATCAATTCCAACTGTCTGGGCATAAGCCATTGCCCTCTTCAAAAGAAGAGCCGTCCAAGATTCTGTCTTCTCTACAAACGGAGCCATCGGC